GTACTGCCAAAACTCATTGGGGAGAACGGCGAGGACGGAGTCGGAGGACGCCTGCCAGGAGGACCACACGCCGTAGGGAGAGGTCGCGTCGCGGACGTAGAAGTCCAAAGCGGTCGCGCCGTCTGCGGTTAGAGTGTAGGACGAAGACAGAACTCCGGCCAGAGGGACGACGGCGCCTGTGTCGAAGATGCGGGAGAGGATCGATCCCGATCCGTAACCGTTTACGGCAATGGTGGAAACGGCGATTACGGAATAGGCGCCATCGAAGCCCTGATTGATGTAGCTGGGGAACAAACTGATTCCCGCGACCACCGATTTTAAGCTCGAAATCGAAGGGTCGTACGCGTTTAAGAGGTTCACGCCGTTGACCGAGACCGAAAAATATCCGCCCGTGGTGGCCGTCACAGTCATGGTGCTGAAACTGCTGAAAAGTGGCGTGCCCGGGGATGCTCCGATGCTGTTGATCGGCAGAGAAAAGTTTCCGGTGCCAAGCGTGGTGGCAACACCGGAAATCATTTTTACAAGACTGATGGACAAAGACGAGGTGCCCGAAGTCTGGTACGAAGACGTTTGGGTGACGTTCACGTAATACGCGTTTAGAAGGGAGCTTCCTGGAGTCTGCTGAGAAGTGAAATAGAAGTTGAAGCAGCTCGAGTTCGCCGAAAATCCGCATTGGCCAGAGGAATAGGTTCCGGCCCCTTCGTTTGGAATAATGGTTTCGGCCATCTGAAATCCCATCGTGAAGGCTGCGCTCTTCCACCCGTTGGTCGGCGCGCTACTGGACGAGTTCGCCGTCGTGTACATCGAGGAAGTGTTGACGCACGAGTCCCCGCATGAAAATGCGCTGGCCCATATCCCTTGAGCAAGTCCGCTGAAGGCCCCCGCGCTGAGGGTCCAGGTCGTCGGCGTCGTGGTGTAGTTGCCGGCGGGGAAGCTCGAGGCCCAGACCTGGACGCCGCCCGTGGACGGCGAGACCTGCGCGTAGCCCACGCTGAGGGGCACGCTGGTCGTGTCGATGTTGACCAGCGTGTCCGACGCGAAGCCGACGCCGCAGGTCCACGGAAGCCCGCTGTCCGGGTTGATGTTCGTCGTGCAGGTCTGCAGCGCCGGCGACGTGTTGTCGTCGTAGAGAGTGCCGCTCGACGGGAAGATCTCGCCGGGCAGGGTGTTGTAGTCCCACGGCAGGGGCGGCAGGTTGAAGGTCGTCGTGGACTCGGTTCCAGCCGCCCAGTCGGGCTGAAGCTCCGTCAGCCATTCGCCCTGCGAGAAGGTGGACTCCTGGATGATGCCGGGTCCGAATAATGGGTCAAGCTCGCGCGTGAGCAGGTGCGGCGTCCCCGAGCCGTCGTAGCCGTAGACGCCGTCGACGGACAGCCACTCTAAGACGCCGTAGACCATCTGGACGGAGCGGTTGTCGACGCACCCGATCTTGGCATCCAGAAGTCGGGCGTTGTAGGAAAGGTTGCCGTTGCCCTTGACGATGTAGGACAAGTTCCGCTTTCCGACGTACATCCCCCACGGGGTCGGGGCGAGGCATGTGATCTGGTCGCCGTCGTCGGGGTTGAAGTCGAAGCGGTTTGGAACATCGTCCACCTGCGCCACGTCCTGCGGAACGGCCCAATACCCCGCGCCGCCCGCGCTCGAGAGTAGGACCGTGCTCGCGCCTCCGCCGTTGGTCGTGTTGCCCGTCTCGGAGAAGCCCTCGATCGTTAGGGCGCACCAGATGCGGGAGTCCTTGGCGGCGATGAGGTTGCACACGGGCGCGGTCTGACCTGAGCCTGGGTCCGTCACGGTCCCCGTGCTGTTGTCGTTCCAGTACCACATGGGCCGGAAGCCATCGGCGAAGTAAAGTTCTGAAAACTGCGGGACCGTCGTGAGGTTGTAGCCCGCCGCGATGGTGCTGAGGACGACCGGAGTTCCCGAGAAGTTCGTTTCGTAGACCGTGTTCGACGCCTGGGCGATCATGTAGAGGGAGCCGTTGGGGGCGTACCAGTCGTTGACGTATTGGACGGGGTAGCCGGCCAGTACCGTGGTCAGGAGGACGTTTCCGGGGCGCTTCTCCAGGTAGGTGTTGTCCGTCAAGACGTTCATCGCCGCTTGGGCGTTGCCGTCGATGAGCGAGGAGTCCTGGAGTAGGTCTAGACCGCCCCACTTGTTGACCTGGATGGCCTTCCAGCCCGGGGGGATTAGAGACTCCTGGGCGCGCGCGGGGGCGGGGGCCGCGGCCGCGAGGAGGAGGGCGGCGAGGAGGAGACGTCGCACGGTCAATAAACTCCGGTGCCGCGGCGGGAGCGCATCCGGTTCCGGGAGGCCCACCAGGGCGGCGGGGGCGTGGTGATCGGCGAGTTGTCCCGGGCAACGCCCGCTTGCTCGCCCACCAGCAGCTTGCACCCCGCCTCGAACATCGACTCCTTCTGCGCCGCGCCGACGAGATCATTCTTGATCGACTTGATGCCCGCCGCCACGCCGTCGAGCAGTATGCTCTCCACAACGCCGTCGGGGAAGTAGTCAAAGGCGGTGCCCGCCGTGAGGTCCGCGAGGGTGAAGGTCTTGAGGACTCCCTTGGCGTAGCCCGTCATGGTGAAGGCGACGGAAGGCGTGGGCCAGATCATGATCTGCCACACGCCGGCCGCATTCTGCCCGAGGTTGCAGTATCGCGTCGGTTGGCTCGGAGTATTGGGCCACTGGCGCTGGGTGTGCGCGTAGAAGTCCTCGACCTCCATCTCCTGCAGCGGGGCGCCGAGAACCGGCGGGGAGACGGTTGGGTCGTGGGGGATGATGCTGCGGATGCGGTCGATGGCGTTGCCCGAGGTCGCGGTGACGAGGTAGTTGCTGACGTTGGGCGTCACGGGGATGGACAGTGGCTCCATCGTCCACTTCCAGTCCCACTTGGCCCAGACGCGCTTGCGGCGGACGTTGACCTCCGTCAGGATGTCGAAGGTCTGCTGGTCGGAAATCGTTCCGCTGGTGACGACGCCGTTGACGATCGTGGCGAAGGTGCCGTACTGCTGTTCACGCTTCACGAGATTAACGAAGTCGTTGACCAACATGTACGGCACCTCCGCCTACGGTTTATTCGTCAGGCCGCCGGAGCGGGAACCCGCGCGGGATCCTTCTTGGCCGCGTCGAACGCCTTGAGTGCATCCGCGGCGGCTTTCGCATCCGAATTTGCCTTGTCGGCGGCCGCGCCGAGGTCCGCGGCATCCTTGACCAGGATCTCCCGCGGCGTCGGCGGGACCGGGGCCAAGGTGATGTACTTTCCGAAGCCGTCGGACCCCTCGACGTGCGCCTGCTTGCCGGCGTCGTCGGTGGTGAACTTCCCGTTGAAGAACTGGATGGTGGCCTTTTTGTTGTTCTCGTCGGTCCAGGCGAACGACAACGAGCCGATCTTCGACAGGTACGTCTTCGAGACCTTCGCGGGCGCTTCGGGCATGGTCGTAATCTCCTTGGTTTACTCGCCCGGTCCGAGGGCGGTCGTGTCCGGCTTCGGGGCGGGGCGTCGAGTGAGGCCGATGCTGGCCCGCTTCGCCACGGGGGCGTTGTCGTCCGGGGCCTCCTCGTCGTTCTGGTCGAGCGTGACCCGGCGGCTCATGGCGATCGCGTCGGCCTTCTGGCGCAGGGTCGGGTCCCAGGACAGCTCGATCAGTTCCGGGTTGGCCGGCAGGCGATTGTCCTGGACGACCTTGCGGGCGTACTCGTGGCCGCGCAGGAAGTCCACGACCTGCCGCGCCAGGACGTCGTTCTTGTTGGCCTTGTCGTAGTCGGGACCCGGGTCGTGGACGGCGAAGACGCCGAGCCATCGACTCGCGTTGCGGTCGCCGCCGCCCGGGTTCTCGCTGCCGAGCTCCCCGTCCGTGCTGACCAGCTTGCGGGGCTTGACGACCCTCTTGAAGACCAGGCGGACCGGCTTCTGCTTCGCCGTGCGGCCGCCCTCGTGGACGATCCAGTCCTCGGGGACCAAAGTGGTGGACCAAGCGGGGTACTTCGTGACGAACCAGCGCGGGCCCGCGGGGCTCCCGGCGCCGACGTCCGTGCGGCGGACGTTCTCGCAGCGGGTGCAGACGGCCTGCTTGCCCTCGACGTCGTGCGGGGTGACTCCCCGGCACGCCCCCAGGCAGGGTAGTTTGGTCGCGGGCTTCTCCTGCGTCGCCGTCGCGCCTTCGTCCTTCTTGGTCTTGTCGGCCATGATCTTATCCTCTTGCGGCGGGTTTCGCCGGACGTCTCACGCGAGGTCTTCGCGGTACGACGCGGACCCGGCGGCCGTTTCTTGGCCGCCGGGTCCTCTCAGATGATCCTTACTTCTCCGTCCAGCTCACATCAAGGAAGTTGGAGCTAGTCATGGCCGCGCCGGCCGCCGCGTAGTTGCTGACGCGGATGACGACGTGCCCGTTGTAGAAGTTCCCCACGGGCGGGTTTTTGTAGGTGAAGGCCACTCCGCCTTGGCCGAACTCCAGCCACGGGAGGGCGATCGGCGTCGCCAGTGGGAAGTTCGTGGTCGTGTTGGCAACGAGCGCCGGGCTGACCCACGCCAGGGACGAGTCCGTCTGCGGATTTCCGAACGTATCCAATCCCGCCGCTCCCACGCCGAACTTCGCCTTGGCCCCGTAGACGTAGACCGACGGCGTCCCGGCCGCGTTGACCGAGATGTAGTCCAGAACGACGCGGCGACCCGACGCGGGGATGATGCCGAGCGACATGACCGTTGCCGTGCCGACGGGGATGGCGTACCCGCCGACTTGGTTCAGGTTGTTGACGCTCTGCGTCACGGTGATCGTCGGCAACAGCTGCGAGGAGATGTCCGACCGAATGGCGTCCGTCAGCGTGCAGTGGTAGTTGCTCGCCGTCGGAGAGCCTCCGTTGGCCGACCCGTTCGTCCCGATGGTCGGCGGCTGGTTGTTGATGAGGTCGCATAAAGGCCCCAAGATCAACCCTTCCGACGACACGCCGAGGTCGAACGTACCTCCCGTTTGCCCGCACGTCGCGTACCCGATGGAGGTGTCGATGACAGCCCCCGCCGTGTAGAACGTCATGCAGTCGTTGTTGGTGCCCGAGCCGCCGGTCGTGATGCCCACGTTGGCCGCCGAGGAGGTGCCGGTGTAGTACAACTCCATGACGGTCGTGGTCGTGCTGACCGCGGCGCCCTGCCCGGTTCCCGCCACCGCTCCGCCGAGCTTCGCGCCAGAGACGGCCAGCTGACCGTAGAAAGCGGCTTGCTGGTCGACGTTGGCGTAGGACCGCGTCGCCGGAAGGACCGACGCGGCCAGGGTGAGGCAGAGCCCGAGGAACTTCAGGACCTTGTTTTTCATGTGTTGTTTTCTCCTTCAGTTCCCAGGACTAGTCCTGGACCCCAGTCAATTTCCCATGCACCTGATCGAGGCCCATTTCGAGCGCGTACTCGGTCCGGTACTCGTCGATCTCGCCGTCCACGCCGGGGTTCTGCACGTTCTCCCAGAGCTCGGTCGCGCGCCCCTTGAGGTGCTTGAGCTTGAGGTACTGGAAGTCCACGAGGTAGGCGTACCCCGCGATGCCGGTGAGGTCGTTGAGGTCGTGGTTGGTGAGAAGCTTCTCGGCGACCACCATGAGGCGCAGTTCGGCGCTCTTGTACTCGACCATGCGGACGCCGTAGGTCTCCTCGTCCGAGTGGGTCTGGAGCTTGGAGCGCTGGAACCCGTTCAGGCTTTGGAGGAACTTCGGCGAGCCGACGATCGTCTTCTCAGGCGACCCGTATCGGCTGTTGATGCGGCAGAAGTCCTCGAACTCGAGTTCGGTGAAGCCGCCCGAGACGTCCTTGACGTTGGTCTGGATGTAGTAGTCCAGGCCGCCCTGCGTGCGGATGGGCTCCGATCCGGAGAGGTCGTTGTACGGGCGGCCGATGATGATGGACTTCTCTATCTTCTTCTTATGCTCGATCATCGCCTTGGCCCGCTCCTGGTCCAGGTCGACGCCGGCAAAGGTGTCGGTGCCGAGCTCGGAACCCGTGAAGGAGATCGGGGTCTTGAGCATCTGGGTCAGGTTGTACTTCGGGACCTTCTGGGTCGTCAACTGGTCGCGGTAGGTGTCCATTTCGGCCGCCGCGTCGGAGGTGATCCAGAGGCGGGAGCCGGACGGGGCCGCGGTCGCCGGGATGTCCGAGTAGCCGCGCTTGATGCTGACCAGCGTGTTCGTCGGGGTGGCGGTGACGCGCACGACCTCGTAGTCGTTGATGCGCACGAGGTCGTTCTGGCGGAAGTAGGCGTAGTTCGTCACGGTCATCGTGACGTCGCCCACCCCGATCTGCGCGGCCAACACGTCGAAGTCGGGGAGGAGCTGGTCCTCGAACCACTCGATCTTGGTGTTGTGCGCCGACTCGGCGCCGAGCATCGAAAGGATGGTCGTCAGCGGGCCTTCGTTGGGCTCAAGCTGTTGAAGGGCGTCCTCGACGTCGCGGTCCTGGCGCGTCTCGGTGACGAGCGTCTGGGTGCTGCGCGGGCCCTGCTGGACGGCAATGTTCATAGAAATTCTCCTAGGTCTGTGGTTTGCCGCTTCCGAAGAAGCGGTTCCGGGGCGCGGCCTTCACGATGCGCGAGCCCTTCGTCTCTTTCGTCGAGGGCTGTTGGCCCCCGCTGCCGCGTCCCGCGCTTCCGCCGGAAGGCCCCGCGGTCGAGGCGGCACCGGCCGCGGCGATCCGGAGGTTGGTCTTCTTGGCTTCGGCCAGGACCGTCTTGCCGTTGCGGGCCGCGAGGATCGCCGCCTTGCCGTATGCCGCCAGGTACGCGAGTTCTTCCGCCCAGACGTGGCCGCGCAATGGGGTTGCCCCGCGCGAGTCCTCCGTCATCTTGATGATTTCTCCGATGTTGCTGGCGAAGTCTTCAAACTGCGGGAAGTTTTCGGCGTCCTTCTGCATCACGGCGCGATGGTCCTCAATGGCTTGGTTCACCTTCTTCAAATACTCCTGCCGTCCGCGTACCTTGGCCTCGGCCTGCTTCTTGGCCTCCGCCGCGTCGCGCTCGCGGAACTTCTTGTCCGCGATGTACTCCGCCGCCGCCGCCGGGTCTTCCTTGGCGAGGGCGGTCAGTTCTTCCTTGGAGAGGTCCTTGATGGCCGGGGTCTTCCGGATCAATTCCATCTCCGCCTTCAGCGCCGCCACCTCGGCCTCGCGGTCTGCGAGGATCTTGGCGTTGGCGTCCTTCAGCGTCTTCACCTCGGCGTCGAGCGCCTTGGCGTGCTGGCCGCTCTGGGCCATGTACTCCTCAACCGCTTTGATCGTCTCGAAGCGGCCGAAAATCTTGACGGGGAGCTTCGTCTCGGCGGTGATCGCCGGGGCGCCGCCCGCCTGCGCGTCCATGAAGGCCTGCGCCTCGGCCTCGGTCTTGAAGTTCCCGAGCACGGTCTTCCCGTCGTCCGCGAGGACGTTGAAAGTCTGACCGTCCACGGCCGCGGCGGGAGGCTGGGCGTTCGGGTCGGCCGCGCGGGCCGCCATGAAGTCCTCGGCCTCCTTCTGCGTCTTGAAGTTGCCCAGGACCGTCTTGCCGTCGTCGTCCAGCACGTTGAAGGTTTGCGCCGGGTCCCAGCTCTTGGTCGCGTCCGGCTTGGCCGCGACGGGGTGCGTCTTGGCGCGGTTGGGGTCCTCGGAGCCGCCCGGGAGTCTCTTTAAGGACGCCGGCATGACGCGGTCGAACATGCCCTTGGGCTTGGCGGCTGGGGCCGGAGCGGCCGCGGCGGGCGCGGCGGGCGCGGGAGTCGCGGCCGCGGGTGCCGGAGTGGCGACGGCCGTTCCGCCCCCTCCGCCGTCTGCGGGGGTCTCGAAGGACATCGCCAGCGTTCTCATTCCAAGGTTTTTAAACATTGTCGTCTCTTTCTCAGAGGATTTCTCTGTCCGTCGTCACGGGGGATTTCCCCGGTCCTAGTTCGCGCATGCCTTTCCCGCCACGGCCGCTGCTGAGGTCGAAACGGCGATGTACACATACGAACCAGGGTTAGCGGCGGTGGAGGCGCAAAGGTTGTAGGCGTTCGTCGCGGCCGTGCCGCCGATGAGTTCCTGAGCGTAGAAGGTGGCGCCGACGGGATCGGTCCGAGCGGCCAGCTGGGTCGTGGTTAGGACCGCAAGGTCCTGGTAGCCCAATACGGTTTCGCTTCCGGAGACGGTCAGGTTTCCCGCCAAGGCGACATTGGTGCTGGTGACCGTGACCTGATCGACGCCGCCGATCTGGATCTTGACGAAGTTGCTGATGGTGCTGCCGTACAGACAGGCGTTTGAGCTGAGGCCCCAGCAGAGCTCGTAGCTGTTCGGCATGTTGCCGAGGGTGGAGTCCCAGACGGCGCGGGATACCGTGGAAAGGACCACGAGGGCGGCGAGGGCGAGGAAGGATTGCGCGATCTTTTTCACGATGTCTCCCTGAAAAAAGAAAATCCCCGAGGAGCTTTCGCTCCCCGGGGTCCCTGCGAAGGATGCCCTCCCGAATCGGCTACGTCAAATCGTTTCTACTCCGGCTTCTCCATAATTGTCGGCACTTCCAGCCCGGCCCGCATCAACTCGCCTTTTCGGTAGTGGACGATCACCTTCCCCGTCGTATCGGCCGCCTCGATCTGGTCCAGGTGCTTCAACAGTTCTCCCCGCATCGCGGGGTTTCCGGCCTTGCCCTTCGGAATCGTCTCGATCATGGACTAGGGGACTCTCGGAATGCCGTAGTCGACGGTCAAGTAGACCGTGCTGCCAGCGGTGATGTTCGTCAAACGAAAAATAGGGTTCGACGTGACGGCCCGAAACTCCACGTACAAAGGAATCGTTTGTGACGGCGGGAAATTTATTACCGAACTCGTGCTGATGACCGGCGCGGAGTTGCAGTAGGAACTCGGCATGGAGCTCTGCGCCCAGAAGGTTCCGCTCGGCACAGCGGCGCTCGAGCACGACGGCACGGGGTTGACTGGAGTCCGAAGGGTCTGCGAAATCTGCATGGAAAAAGAATTGCTCGAAAATGCGATGTAGTCGAAGCCGACCACGTTCTTCGTCGTGCTGGACACGACGGCGGTGGCGCCGTACGTCGTTCCGTCCACTCCGTTCTGCGTGTAGCTGGAACCGAGGATGGCGAAACCGTTGGCGCCGAAGCCGCCGATGTCGAAGGTCGCCGAGGTTACGCCGCTCGTCGAGATGGAAAAAGTTTTTTGGTTCCAGTCCGTCTCGATCGTTTTGGGGTCGAGGGCGGACGCGCGCCCGGAGATGGCGAGAAGGGCGAGAAGTCCGAGGATTAGTCGCTTCATCTTTTCCAAGTGTAACATGGATAAATAATAACGTCAAGAGAAAGTTTCATCTTGTCGATGGCGCGAGCGCTTTTCTTTTCTCGCGCTCGGCGCGTAGCAACTCGTTCGCCTTGTCGCCTTCCGAGACCCATTCGCGCATCGTGCGTTCCAACTTCTCCGCCTGCCGCGCCGCGCCCGACTTGTCCAGGTACTCGATCGTCGCACGCTCGAGCGAAGCGGGCAGCGCGTCGGCGGCGGCCGGCTTGATGCGGGCCTCGGCGCGGAGCAGCGGCTCCATGTCCTTGCGCCAGAAGTCCCCGGTCAGGAAGGATCGGGCGCGGTCGCCGCGGGCCGCAATGATAGACCACTTCTCCATCGTCTCGCGTGAGGCGAGGCCGCGGCGACGGAAGTCCGCCATGAGTTTTCCGCCTTCCTTGCGGGCACGCTCGATGAGAGTGTCATATGCGATTTCTTCGTCGGGTCCGATTGATTCGGTCATGCGTTATCCTTGGGGAACTGAGCGGGGTGGATGAGGCCGACGGCGTTCAGTTTCTTTTGCGCCGCCGCCTGCGGGTTGGCCGCAAAGGTTTTCATGCGGGCGAGGTCCTGCTGGATGAGAAGGGCCAGGTTGGTCTTGAGGTCGGGGGGAGCCTTGCCGGCTTTGATCGCCTCGTCTGTCTTCGGCGAGTCGTGCTGCAGGATGTGCTTGGTGACGTGCTCCTCCAAGTTCCCGGAGCATTGAACCGTGCCGCCCTGGATCAGGATTTGGAACTCGTCCTCGGGCGTCATGGAGTTGTCGGGCATGACGAAGATGGCCGAGGTGTCGCGCAGGCCGAAGGTCAGCTTCAGGACGCGCTCGTAGAGTTTGTCCAGCTTCAGCTTGCGCATGGAGGGGTCCTTAAACTCCATGCGGGTCTTCTCGTACTCGGCGCCATGCTCGTAGGCGTCAAGGGCGTTCTGCCGCTGGGCGGTCGTGTTGCCCCACAGCGGGTCCACCTCGACCACGAAGTCGAAGAAGCGCCCCTCCGTCTCCACGTCGTCCTTGTTGAACCGGGCAAGGGCCGTCGAGCCGTTCTCGCGAACGACGCGATAGGGTTGTTTCTCGAATCCGAACTGGCTGAAGAACTCCGCCATGCTCAGGCCGCGCCGGGCCTGGTTGATGAGGGTCGACGCCTGGTTGGTGACGAAGCGCGTGGCGAAGTTCTGCTGAAGAATTTCGAGGCCGCCCTTCGTCTTGTGGTCGGGCTTGGTCCCTTGGACGCCCGGGGTTCCGTCGGTCATGGACGACACGAAGCCGATCTCCCCGGTGATGATGGAGTTCAGGCTCAGCATCTCTTGGATGACGCTCGCTTGGGGCACCTCGGCGATGGCTTGGCGCACGTCCGTCGCGCCGCTGATGCGGATCTTCCCGCCGGCGCGCGGCTTGAAGTCGTCCATGGTGACGATGGCGTCCTCGCGCACCGCGACCATCTTATTGATGAGGCGGATGGCGTTGCTGAACGTCATGTTGAAGGAGTCGCCCATCGCAAGGATTTCGTCCTCGATCGGCTGGACCATGCCCTGCCCGTACAGGAACTCGGGGTCCTCGGTGTAGTTCTCGATGCGGGCCTTGATGCCGGGGACGTGCCACGGGTCGGTCACGCGCTGGATGACGAACTTCCCGTTGGCGATGGTCAGGATTTCGTTGTTCTCGTAGTGGCGCACGACCCACACCTTGTCCCTGTCCTCGGAGGACTGACGGTTGACCGTGCCCTCGGTGGGGTAGATGCTGTCCTTCTCGATCTGGTGGTAGTCCGTCGTGAGGTTCCACTTTCCCGTGGGCGTAATGAGGGTGCCGTAGGAGTCCTCGGCGTAGTCGCTCCCGCCCTTCAGGAAGCGCTCGTAGCGTGCCCTGGCCTTGACGCCGCGCTCCGCCATGAGGCGCGAGAAGTCGTAGACGGGGTTTTCCATCCCTGTCATCGGGTCGATGTACTTCTGGTGGGCCAACTCTTCGATGGCGAGTTCGCCCATGTCCTCCACAAGCCAGGAGATGTCGGTCGGCTCGCCCTGGTTGATCGTGCATCGGTCGGGCTCGGGGTACATGTCGAAGGCGTTGGGGAAGCGCGTGTGGAAGCCGCTGAAGACGGAGCGGCTGATGGGGACCTCGCCGGGGACCATCACGACCGTCTTGACCGTGACGGGCTTCCCCTTCTTGTCGAGGACCGGACGCCCCGCTTTATCGGTAACGGGCGTCTCCACCTCTTTTGGAATCTTGCCCCAGGTGAAGCCCTGGCGCTTGATGTTCAGCCACTCGTCGATCTCGAAGCGCGGGCCGATGATGCCCATCATCTTCATGGAGCGGCGCATGGACTGCTGGAAGTTGGGGGCCTTGAAGTTGGCGCGGTAGATCTGCCCGAAGTTCTCGGCGGCCTGCCCGTCGCCCTCTCCGCGCGGCTGGACGGCGAATGGGATGTCCATGGAGAGCAGGGGCTCGGTGATCTTGGCGGTGTTGTTCTCCACGAGGCCGAAAAGGTAGCCGAGGGTGATGTGCGGCTCGTCGGGCTCGGGGATAAAGTCGACGATCTTCCGGTACATCTTCAGGTAGCGGACCCAGTTCGCCCGCTGGTTCATGGACCAAATGGAACTCCTCAACATGCGGAGCTGTGTCTTGCTGACGCATTTACGGTAGCGGCCTTCGTCCGTCGGTATGTCGAACTTCATTTCTCCTCCGACGGATTCCATCTTTGGAACGAGTGGCACTGGGCAAAATGGCTTCCATCTCGGTCCACACACTCACGGCAGTCCGCCCCGTCGGTTAATCGGTGCTGATACGCCCCGCAGGACGGGTAGTGGATCACGGGTCCGCACCCGACGAACATGACGGCGTTGACCGCGATCGCGATACCAGCCACAACCGCCCCGAAAAGAAACTTTATCACTGGTCGTCCCCAATAACCGCTCTTTTTAGGTTCCTTGCCCAGGACGGCATTGGCTCGCGCAAGGAGTCCCGGAGAAACTTGTTCTTCTGCTCGTAGGACCACTTCTCTTCGGCGGCGAGTCGGGTGCCGCGGGAGTCGTCTGACTCAACCTGCTCTCCTTGGACGTAGAGGCCGAAGGCCGCGACCGTCGTCAGGATCATGAGGCCCCAGAAGGTGACGCAGAACTCGGGTGACCACGCGCGGCGCGGGGCGGAGATGTAGGACTTCATTGGGCGCAGGCGTACTGGGCGAAGCGGGCGTCCGCGCCTTTGGACGTCATGGCGTTTTCGCACGGCTCGGGGTCAGGGCCAGGGATGGGCTTGAGGTCAATCAGGATTTGGTCTAACATCTTCAGCGATCTCGCGCGCGAGGCATCCGATCGAGCCTGCAAGTCTCTGAGCAGAGACGGCTCCGACAGCGGCGCTCGCGGTGGGTAAGCCCTCTCAAGCGCCTCCGCAATCCTCTCCTGCGCCGCCGCCGCCCGGATGTCGCCGTTCGCCTTAGCGTTCAGCTTGCCGCCGGTCTTGGCCGCGAGGAAGCCGCCGAAGACGGCGATGAACAGGCTCAGGACGACCTCGATGGCGAAGCGCGTGTGCTGCGGCAGGCGGCGGTAGGCGTCGACCAGGGCGGAAATTTTCATGGTGCTCCGTTGGTTCTGAAGAAGTAGACGTGCGATAGGATGACCGCCGCGATGCTAATCAGCGTCACGCCGGCAACGATCATCGCGCAGGACGCGAATGGCGTGCCGCGCCCGTATATGCGGTCCAGCCGCCAAAGGTCCATGATTAAAGCGATCCCAAGGATGCACAAGAACAGCGTCAACCAGACGGCCGCGACGATTATCCTCGGATCGTTCATGACCGCATGAACTCCTCGGACGGCATATCGTCGTCACTGAGCCCGAAGATCGCGGCGCGGGCGACGTTGGTCACGTCGGAACCAGACGCGCTGACCGATCGCGCCGATTTGGCGCGTTTAGTTGCGCGATTCTGGCGCGGCTTCTTCTTACGGTGGTCGGATGGATTCTTACTCACTGTCCTCGTCCTTTGACGCATCCCGAAAGTTGTTGACCTCGATCTCCGCCCGGACCTTCTTCATTGCACCGTCGGCCCAACAGACGGACGACGTGTGCGATGCGATCCCGTTGTCGGACTGACGCACCAAGATGATGTAGTCCCGCACGTCGGTGAACACCATATCTCCGACGCGGATAGTCAGGGCGCGCGGGGGGGCGTCGTCGCTCATTCCTGTTCTCCCGGGCGCCACCCCTGCGACGGACTGGGCGATTCCCGTACCGGCCGAGGCTTGCGCTTCCGGCCCGTCGCCTTGCGGCACCGAGACTTTTCTTTCACAGGTTAATCTCCGGGTAAATCATCTCTACGGAAGCGCGGACGATGGAGTCCGTCACGTTGCCTGCATGGAAGTGGACGGCGTGTCTCGCCCGAATCTCTCCACGGCGCTTTCGGGCCTGGTAGCGTCCAATGACGATAGCTTGCTCGACCAGGAGGACGCGGCGGCGGGCAACGAGTCCGTGTCGTCTCATTCCCCGTCTCCCACCACGGAACCGCGCGGCTGACTCGCCTCGAGGTGCTGGACGCGTGGACGCTGGGCGAACCGCTTCTCGATCGTCACTCCGCACCAGACGAATGACTCGCGAACGGCGGTCGGCGGCGTGGCGAGGTCGGTGGCAATCTCCGAGATGGGGCGGGACAGGTCGATGCGTCGTGGCTTGCGCTTCATCCGTCCCTCTGCAAAATGACGAGGAGTTGGGCGCCGAGGACAGCCGCGACAAGGAACGCCGGGACGACGGTGACGACCATGAAGGCGGTGACGATGGCGCCGCTCACGCGCGCCCCCGCACGGACATCAACTGGACCGATGAGGACATGCCGGCGACGACCATGCGCGACACGCGCGGCACCATCGCCGTCGGGCATCCCTTCTTGTGGATCGTCCAGACGTAGCCGCAGATGCAGGTCTTGTGTCCGTTGAGGCCGCATTTTCCGATCTGGTGGTGCCGCCCCGGCCGCGCCTTGTCGGACACGAAGCCGAGGTCGGTCACGGGGTTGTCGAAGCAGCCCACCATATGCTCCGTCGCGCACAGCAGGAGCTTGGAGACGGTTTCGTAGGCGCTCGGGTCGGGCGGCGGGAGGGTGATGCGGCGGCCCATGGGGTCGCGCAGGACGTCGCCGTTGCGATCGCGCATGTAGCGCGGGGACCTCACGTACTGCTTGTTCCACCGCCCGCAGGCGCGGCACTCGACCTTGGCGCAGATACGATAGAACCCGCCGGGGCTGAACTTGAGCGGGACGGGGATGGGCGTCGTCTTGAACTTGACCCACTCCGTCTGGTCGAGGAGGGTTCCGCTCACGCCGTCGCCGTCCCCGCCCCGACTTCCGGCGTCTCGAAGGCGTCGGGGGCCAGCGTCTCGATCTCCTTCAAGGCGTCCGCGATGTCCTTCGTTTTGTCGTGACGCTGTAGGACCTGGACCGCCAGGCGGAGGGCGACGTCCCGCTGGTAGGCGTCGTGGCGCGCGTCCTTGAGGTCGGTTTGCAGGAGCGAGTCGAGTGCGAGGGAAGCCTTGCGGAGGTCGTCGCGGCCGAGGGCCTGTTGGATTGCGCCGAGGCCGCGGACGATGCGGAGCTCGCGGTCCTTATGTTTTCCGGCGATTTCCAGCGCGCGGCCTAACTGACGGCGTAGACGAGTCTCGATGTCTTCCATGTCAGTGGTTCTCACGGCGAAGAGGATTCGTATGGATACGGTTTCCGAGCGGGTGGCCGTATCGCGGTTGGCGGGGGGAGACGGCGTCCAGTTTGGCGACGATCGAACCGTCTTCCGAATGGGCGTGGACGCGGAGGAGGTCGTTCTGCTCCAACAACTCCTCGACGCGGTACGACAGGCCCTCGACGGCTTGGCCGAGCGATTCAATCTTCTCGGCGTCCGTCTTCTCTTCCCAGTATTTTTCGCGCGAGGCGCAGAGTCCGCTCGGGATGGTGGCGGGGCCTTCGGGTGAGGTGGTCGTCTTCCGGTGTTTCATAACTCTCCTGGCGGGGTCCCCGCCGCACGGCCCAGGGGTTTCCTGGTTACGGTTCGGCTTGCGGCAAAGCGGCATCGTTGAGGCGCGGCGGCACGGGGCAGGCGTCTTCTTGGATCGGATTGACGATGAGGTCAAAGGCGCGGGACCGGAGGCGGTCGGTGTCGATCTTGGTCCGCTTCTCCGGCGCGACGAAGCCGATCACCCTGCATGTCGCGTAGGTGTAGTGCTGGCGGAAGCGACCGACGGTCTTCTTCATCGTCTCGACGGACTCGACGAGGAGTCTACGCTTGCCGTCGTCGTATATCTGGCCGGCGCGCACGTCGGGGCGGTGGAGGGTCATTTCCGAATCAGCCCTTTCGGAAATCGCGCCTTCGCGTCGTCGCCTGATCCGCAGTCGTTCGGCTCAAACTCTTTCATAAGCCCCCAGAACGAGTCCCGGGCGGGATTTAAACCCGCGACCTCCTCGCTGCCGAGCGCGGTGCTCTGATCAACTGAGCTACCGGGACGTATTGGCGTCGCCGCGACCGCGCGGGCTGTCTATAGCTTGAGCCGCCGCGCGCATCCGGTCCCGCCGCATGAAGTGTAACAGACCTGAAAATAAAATAGCAATAAAAGCTATATGTCTAATTTATTTCAGCGCGGACGCTGGATCTTGCGGAGCTCGGCTTCGCGCGTGGCGTGGCTCTGGAATTTTGGATTTACGAGTTCAAGAGCTTCACGGGTCGCTGGCCACTTGTCGAACTTCGCATTGTATCCGTATCGCGGGAGGTCGGGGAAATCTTTGATGACGTACTGCGGGTTCTCGCTGAGGGCCTTGAGAGGGTTCTTCTCCTCACGGTAGGCGTAGCGCCGCATCCCGTAGTTCATGTTCGGGCAGGAGTCGCGCATCGTGTAAAACTTCGGACGGATGTTCTTTGCCTGGTCGCCAATGGCGGCGCGGACTAACATATGGCCTTCACGGATCTCGTTGGGGGCCCCGATGTAGACCAGTCGGTGCTTGCAGTTGGCGAAGGCCTCGTCCCGGCCATACGCCAAGCACGCACGACACGGCTGGCGAAGCATGTCCATCACCGACTCGCCCGATCCTGATTTCGGGGCCGCGCCGAAGTTCGGGTCCATGAGTCGACGCCAAATCGGGTAGCCGATCGCCGCCTCGGTTTCGAGTATCATGGCGCGGTACTCCTCGATCTGCGTCAACGGGCTGGACTTGGCCGCGTGAAAGTCAATCGTGGGCCACTCCGCGATCGTCACGACGTCGTTGTTCGGGAAGGTGGCGAACCACGCGCAGGCCCAAGGCTTTCGGTCGTGCGGGTCGATCACGCTGGAAATCTTGACGAGGCCCGCGTCCCACTTCTCTTGATGGTATGCGGGAAGCTCCACCAACTCGTTCGCATCGGACCACGTCGCGTAGATGCGCCCCGACAAACGGAGCGGCTTTCCTGTGCGCCTCGCCTCACGTTCCTCTGGCGGCCATCCCGCAACATCCGCCTCGATCGCACTGTGAGCCCGGTGGCCGTCACTGTGCTCGCGGCAGGCGTCCTCCACGTCCGAGTAGGCCACGCGCACCTCGCCCACCCGGCGTCCGTCCAGGATCAAGGCGCCCGCCGTGATGAGGTCCTCGTTGAACTGCGCCATGTCCAGCTGGGTCATGTCCACCAGGACCATCCCGTTGCCGCGTAGTCGCGTCCACGACTCGTAGAACAGGTCCCGAGGAGGAGGTTCCACGAAGATGATGAGGCCCTTGTTCGCGCCGGCCGCCTGCAGCACGGACTGGTCGTAGGTCAGGACGTCCCACTCCCACCCCGTGTCGGTGGAGCCCTCGGAGAAATAGGCGGTACCGGAGCCGCGGCCCTGCGTGTAACGCCGCGCGGGGAAGACAGAGCGCAGGGCCTCCTGCACAGGCCCTTTGTCCTTCAGGGCCTCCTTGGTTGAGAGTAGGCGCGCCGACTTCTTGAAGGGCCATTGGGGGTGAAACGGTGACCCCTGAAAATCCTTATTGCGCGTGCCGTACATGATCGCTGACCACGCCGCCATGACGGCCTTGGTCCCGCCCACGCCGTTGCCCTTCAAAAACTCCACGATGGTGCCGCTCTCGGGCTTTGGGTTCTTGACGAGGTCGAGGAAGCGCCGCTGGCCTCTGTGGAAGTGTATGTAGTTGACGGGGTCGGCCAGGATGGCGTCGCGCTTCGCCTTGAACTCCTCGGGCGTCATTTGTCCTGGCGCTTGCCCCATATCGCCTCGATCTCGTCCGGACTCATGGCTTCAACGGGCATGAGCTCGATGCGGTCGGGCTGCTTGCGGGCGATGTAGGGCAGGATCACATTGAGCTCGGAGAGGTCGCCGTCCTTCGCGGCGTCGAGCGCGGCCTGGACGACCTGACGGGCCTTTATCTGCGCGTTGCCTTCGTGCCAGGCGTCTAGGAGTTGATCCGAGACGGCTTGGCGGGCAGCGGTGTTTTTATTGGGGACACCCTTAACTCTCCCCTTGCCCGCGTTGGTAAGACCTGGGTACTTCTTTAGATTTTCACCAGGAGCCTGCACTTTGCTGTCTTCCTTCGGGGGTTCCCCGGGCTGAGGGTTTCTCGCCATGCCCGAAGTATACCTGACCTTTACAAGTTCGTCAACTGTCCTTGGACGATAAGTGCCACTTCCGACACGCGTAGCAGGCGTAGGCCCGCAAAGTCCTCGGGTGCTTCGCCGGCTTCATCATGTTCAGCCATAACGCCCGCTGTCGCGCCGAGAACTCGTCGGGGTACTCGATCTTTCCGCACGGGCCCAGCGCCTGATTCTTAGACACCCGCCGCCCGCGCCGCCTTGCGCCGGAGGTCCGCCATACGCTCCTGGTCGCCGCCCGATCGGTTCGGCTTGATCCCGCTTTGGTAGACGGCGAGGTCTTGTTTGTGGAGCGTGACGCACTCCAACAGGACGCGCTGAGACGTCACCTCGGCCGGCGTCATCTTGTCCTCCGCGATCTTGTCGCGCTCCTCGATGCCTTTCCATAGCGGGTAGATCTCGCGCTCAAACGCCGCGACTGACGCCGCTTTGGCGCCTTCGTCCATCCCGTTCGGCCAGTAGCCGCTAGGACTCAAACGGCTCGTCGCCAAAGCGATCCTCTGGAGGTCCTGCCACGACACCCGCTTCTCCGCCTGGAAGCGCGGCTCGTCGGAGCCCGGCAAGCGCGTCGCCTGCGACTTCTCCCGCGCGTGCAGTCCCATGAGATCGTCATGGTCCAGCCAAACGATTTGTAGCCACCGCGCCGTCTTCTGGTCCACTCGGTTCGCCTCCTAGTGCTCTCGGGTCGGTCGCCGCCGCCCGTGCGATTGCTTCCAGTCCCCACCCCAACAAACCTCGATCGTCCAACTCTTGACCCTTCGCCAAAACGTAGGCGATGGCGTCGTTGGTCCGCCCCGCGAAGATCTTGCGGAGGTCCGCCGCCGCCCGCGCGAACCGCTTGTAGTGGAGCTTATCCCAGTCTGCATCGTCCGCGTTGATATCCTTGGCCTCTTTGAAGGCGCGGACGATTTGTTGGTCTGGAGTAAATGTTTTTAGAGTTGGTTTTGAAATTGAAATCTCTGGCGGCGCAGCCGCTATCTCCTTCCCCTCTCCAGTATCCATTCCCTTCCCCTTATCAAGCGGGCTCCGCACCTTCCTAGGTTTACGGTCTGAAAACCCAGGTAGTGCCTCAGCACGTTCTAGGTTGTGCCTCTTGTGTTTTGTTGATGGTTTTTCTATTGAACTTACAACCTCTCTTATATGCGGACGCTGATGTTTCTCGAAATTTACGATCTGAATATACCGACGTCCATTTGAGGCCTCAAAACGGTCGATCAAACGCTTGTTTCGGCCTGAAATCAGGGTCGAAAGGTCCGCGAGCATGCCTTCGATGTCGCAGGGGTCGTACGGAAAGATCTGCGCCGCGATCCGGATGGGGCAGTCCTCGAGCCGGCCATCGCGGTCGGCCAGCGTCCAGAGCCCTATGAAAAGAAGGCGCGTCATCACGGGCAGGCGCGGTGCCAGGTCGGGGTCCAGAAAGAAGTCCGGCTTGATTGTTCGGATGCGGGCCATCAGGTGGTCTCCGTTTTCTGTCGTCGCCCGCCTTTCTTGATGTTGCAGGTCAGGCAAAGCGTTTGCATATTGCGTTCGTGGTGCTCGCCGCCCAAGCACAGCGGCTCGATGTGGTCAACGGACAAATTTTCTCGAACGCCGCACTTGAGGCAGGTAAAGTTGTCGCGCTTCCAAACCGTCCATCGTTGTTTGGATGTGATGGCCGGCCTTTTGCTGGGAGACGGAAACCGTATCGGGTCAAATTTTTCGTGGTAAAGATCGCTTACTTCACGCATGCAAAAGTCGCATACCGCAACACCTTTATGACGGTTTATCGCTGGAACTCCGTACCCGCCTGCATCTTCTCTTTTCGCCCACTCCTCTCCGATTCGGTCCCAGTCGCGCTGGGTATTTCCGCAAATAACACACTTATGAATTATCGCCATTTATTTCAACTCGTCCACCAACTGAATCCGACGCCCGATCCAGGCCATCACGGGGACCGCCATACTGTTCCCGATAGCCTTGTAACGCGGCCCGTCGGCGGCCATCTTCCCGTTGTACGGGACTAGTGTGTGCCCAGGACAAAATCCCTGTAATTTTTCGCACTCGGGGGGGGTCAGCCGGCGAACGGTTGCGCCTTCGTGAACCTTCGCCGTGTTCCGCCCTGAGGCGTTCGCGTTGGTCCCCATCGCCGGGGCCACGTCGCCTTGGAGCACGTCGCCTTGGAGCACGTCGCCTTGGAGCACGTCGCCGTCCTGGTTTTGCGTGAAGCATTTTGGCGCCGGCTCCGCCACGTAGTTCTGGCACTGCGCCACAGGCTCAGACGTCACCGCGCCCGTCACCTTGCCGTCACCGTTGGTCAATCTGACCTCCGAGCGGCTGTTCTGCTGGAAGACCATCGGCGCGTAGTCGCTTGGGCTCCCCGCAGCGTTTCGCGTTAAGGTGGGGCTTACCCCCCCCCGATCCGTTGCCGCGCATGTCAAAAATTTGTTGCTCAGGGACCGCGATGGCGGGGACTTTGCTCTTATCCAACGACGGCGTCACGTCTTCACTCACGGAGTCTCCTTGCGCGGCGGAGTTTTGCCAGCCGAAGGCAATTGGACGATGAGACGCCCCGTCCAGGCGGCGTCCGCTCGGTTGACCTTCGTGTCCAACGTCCCTGCGATCGTCGGCATGTCTACTCTCTCTCTCTCTCTCTCTCTGAACAGCCACGGCAGGCTGATGGGAAGTTCCTATTGTCGGCGCGGGGTCGCCATTGTCTCCGATTCCAAGACCAGCAGGTCCACCGCTTGCCTTCTCAGGATCTTGGTTGTTCGTCATCTTTTCACCGCGCGAGCATTGGCGCATGTCGATGGGGATGACGACGGCCGGCGGGACGCCTGCGTTGGGGTGGCTGTCGGCGTGGCCGCCCGCGCGAAGCGTCGGACATGTCTCGCCCGCATCGGCCCCGTGGTCCTTGGACCCGAACGCGATGGGGACGAGGGGTTCCCCTCGTCCCGTGCCGTCCTCGGAGGCGTCAAAGCCCTCCCCTTTCAAGGTGTGGATGATGAGGTTTTCCGACCCCCCCCCCAAGATCCCCGCCGTTGGCGCGGATGGTCCCGACTCCTTCTTTGTAGGCGGCGTGCTGGCCCGGCGTAAAGCATCGTCCAGCATCTTCGGCAGCGTCTTGCCCCGCTTCGCCGCGCGCCGCAAGATCCCCGCGCAGGCCTTCGGGCTCAAAAAGTACTTGAGCGGCACGGCGCCAGTCTCCAAGATATCCGACAACGAAGACGCGACGACGGCGTTGGGGGACTCCGAAAAATTGTGCGTCTTTAACGATCCAGGCAAGGCCGTAGAGAGGTCCAGTGGCAATGCCTGCGCTTGGCCAGACCCCGCCTTCGAGGCGGGAGACAAGCGGAGCATCTGCCCCAACAAGTCCAGCGAGGAAGCATCCAAAAGCGTTGTCGGGGGTGTTGAGCCATCCCGGGACGTTTTCGGTGAGACACCATCGAGGCTGAATATCGTGTATTGCTCGGACATATGCGAGTGAGAGATTCCCCCGTGCGTCGTTTAACGACCCCCGTAGGCCAGCCACGCTAAACGCCTGACACGGCGGCCCGCCGACGACTGCGTCCGCCGCGCCGCGGTACTTCTTCCAATCCACCTTAGTCATGTCGCCTAGGTTGGGGACCTTGGGATAGCGGTGCGCCAAGACCGCGCTCGGAAACTTCTCAATCTCCGAGACGGCCAAACACTCCCACCCCATCGGCTCCCACGCAGCGGACGCGGCCTCAATGCCGCTGAACATGGAGACGTATTTCACTACACCCCCGCCGCGATCCGATACCCGCCCGAGGACACCGTCTCGATGAACCGATGAGAAGTCCGCGAAGCCTTTCCGCCCTGCACCCGCTTCGCCGTGGGCTCCAACTTCCGACGCAACCGTGTGACGTGCTGGTCAACGGTGCGCGTGTCGAGGTCCGCGTAGTCCGCGCCCCAAATCTTTTTCAGAAGGTCCTCGCGCTTCCAAATTCGATCCGATCCTTTCCGCAGGGTCAGCAGGAGGTGATACTCCTTGTGCGACAAATTGACGCGCTCTCCGTCAAGGAAAACTTCCAAACGCTTTTCGTCGATGACCAACGTGTTTTTATTTTTCATGACTCTCCTTGGTGCGGATAGTGTAGCCGTTCAATTCATCCATGTCAACATAATTCGGTTACATGAAGTTATTATTTACACAAAGTCCTTGACAGCAATAAATCTGTCTGCTAATATCCTCTTGGAGTCGCACAAAGGAGACCAAATGGAAATTAAATACTGTCGTCGAGAGATCGGGGCCGCGAACGAAAACATCTCGCCGCTGTTCTGCATGAAGCCGGTCGCGAAGAAGAACGCGCTCGACTGGTGCGAGGCGTGCCGCGAGCGACTGCCGCTGTGGCCGGCCACGGTCGAGGCCTACGAGAAGCACATCGCGCCGGCCGTTGCGGCGACGATCGCGGACCGGCCGACGTTCACTTATAATCCGAAGCAGCTTGACATCAACGATCCGCGCGCTATCGCGCTGGTCGCGGAGTGCATGGCCGTGGACATGACTGGCGCCGTCGAAGAGGTCGCCGCGATGCTGAACGACCGACAGGCGGAGTTCTTCCGCGTGGAGGCCCGCTGACATGCGCCCCACGCTCCTCCTCCTTATGATCGCCGCGGCCGCGTGCGCGCCGACGGCGCAGGACCGCTGGCAGAACCAGGGCGCCGCGCGCTACGTCTTCGAGACGGACGACGGCGAGTGCCAGGCGATGACGGCGACGACGAAGGCCTACCGCGCCTGCATGACGGCGCGCGGCTGGCGCAAGCGGGTCTGGTGACGCCATGAGCGACCAGCAACGCCTGCTCCGTCACCTGGACAAGATCGCGAAGAACTGCCGCCTCGCGCCGGCCATTCGGAAGGCCGCGAAGCGTGATCTCACCAACTATAAAATTTTCTGGAACAAAGGAGCGTAACATGAAGAAAAAACTGAAGTCTCTCTCTAAAATCACTCTCAAGTCAGGCAACCATTCCAGTCCCAATCAAGGACTCTGCGTCATGGAAGCCGTGGCCTACGTCGCTGGCGAGACTCATAGCGATACGCCCAAGTGCGCTTGTCCCGCTGTGGCCGCAGCCCTTCGTCGTCTCAATGATCGGATGCCCGACGATGCGACCCGCGATGAGTTCCTGAAACCACTGATCCCTAAATTGATTGGTTCCGTCGTCAGCAACGCAACCTATATCAAGCGCGGATTCGTTGCCGCAGACTTCGCCGTGCGCGTGATCGCTCCGATGTGGTTAGACATGGCCGGGAAGACTGAGATCGCGGCGAAGCTCCGTTCGTTGTCTGCGCTCGTGGACAGGGAGACTTCCGTCAAGGCGCGAGACGTTATTCGTGCGATTTATCCTCGACGGTGGTTCTATTACGCCGCCGACGCCGCCGCCGCCGAC